AACTGTCAAGATGTTTGGTTCTGATTTCTTGGACACACTTCAAAAAGTGGAAGTCCTCGATGATGACCCGGAATTATAGGGCGTGATTCTTTCACTTACTTAGTCGCGAGATTAAGTCTGGAAACAAAGATCGCGCCTAATGACTTACTCGAACTTGATTCGAAAATGTTTAAGGGTTTATTACAGGCTATGAAAGATCGAAACAAGGAGATGAAAGATGCTCAAAGTAGAAATACGCGGAAACGCTGATCTGCGCAAAGCCCTTCGTACCTTTGCCCCTGATCTTGAAACTGCGCTACGCACAGAATTAAATGCAGCTTTGAAGCCTGTAGTTAAAAAGGCTAGAGGATTCGTACCTAGCCAGTCACCTATGAGTGGCTGGCAGGCTCGATCCTTTTCAGAGGCGCGCTTTCCCATATTTAATTACAACACCATTACCCGTAATATTGTGTTAGAAAATAAAGTAAGCAAGCGTGACCGCAACGGCTTTACATCGTTAGCAAGAATTGTAAATAAATCACCAGCTGGTGCAATCTATGAAACTGCTAGACGGCCACAGGCATGGGTAGGGCCGAAAGCATCGGGTACATCTAAAGGCGTTAGCCGTTCGGTAAACCCCGGTGCAGGTGCTAAGTTCGTAGAGAACCTTGGCATAGTAATAAAAAGTAATAAAGGCCAAGGCCGTTTTATCTATCGTGCATGGGCACAAGACCAAGGCGTAGCAGTAGGCGCAGCTAATAAAGCCATAGATACAGCCACTAGAGAATTCTATAAACGAGCCGCAAAGCAATCATTTAGTAAGGCAGCCTAATGGCATATCCAGATATTAAATTAGGATCTAGTGTATCTTGGTTTATATGATCAACTACCATTGAGGGATTGCCCATAATAAACTTATGTAGAAATATTGTTATGTGACCGGGTATCGTGGTTTTTACATATCCATGAGTCGGACGGTCTTGGCGATTAAAATACCATTTATATTTACTTACCCTCTCGTAATCTTCATCGTCTATTAATACAGTTCTACCGGATATGATAAGTTCCATATTACCACCTATCTATAATCTAGCATATATCCCGGAGCGTGTCAAGTGGCTTATTCGGATAGATTATCCCCTGAATGGATGGAAAAAGTCATATGGCGGGCACTATTAAAGCTACAAGAAGACGCCGCCGAATTGGCCCCGGTCGATACTGGGCATCTACGCGACAGCATTACCATTGCAACGAATAAGCGGTCGAAAGTAAACGGCGTTAGGGCCATGTTCGACGAGGAGATAGAGGCCCCGAGTGAAGATATGGTCGGAGTATGCGGGACCAATCTCGAATATGCCCGCGCGGTTGAAGAGGGTCGGTCTGATATAGGTAATTATCCGGCACAGCCATACTTGCGCCCTGCCGCCGATATGTTCCGCGCTAGGCGAGGCCAGATAACCGGGGCCGAGTTGAAAATACAAATGGCCGCCTACAATATCCGCCATCCTTACAAGGTCAAGGAATACCTAGCAAAATGACAAGCGTACAATCCGTAATCGATACCTACCTCCGCGCCGATTCGACGCTCATGAACTATATCGGGGGCATAGGCGCGCCGACGCTAACTGTGGGGCGGTTATACTATTTGATTGCTCCCGAGGGCGCTACACTGCCCTATTGCGTCTATACGATGGTTTCCAACACCGACGCGCAAGACTTCTTTTCGAGCGACGATACGCAAGCTAGGATACAGTTTGACGTGGTGGCGTCCTCCCGTGCAAGTTACGCCATTGATGACCGCATCCGCACTTTAATGCGTTATCATTCCGGGACGCTTTCCGGCCTAACCGTTTGGACTATTGAGCCAGCCAATCGGCGTGAGCGCTACAATCCCGACACCTCGCGCTATGTTTTTTCCAGCGATTATATTGTTAGGTGCCAGTATTAGGACGATGGCGAAGGGAATCGCGCCAGGGTGGAAGCGGGCCGATAATGGCCTCTCGCGGGATATCAAATAGCGGTACTTTTGTATTCCATCCCGATGGACAGGAATCGTTTCGCACAGGTTCAAAACCTGACAGGAAAGTCTCTCCACCCTTGCCAATGAAGATATAATTAAGATCAGGCCATTCCTCTACGCTTCGTCTAGGATCGATTTTAGACCAATCTACATAATCACCAAATAGCTCGGGGAATATCTCCTCGGGCTTGGCGGGGCGGAAATGGGGCCAGTAGCATCCCTGCCAGCTAATGAATGGGTTTCTGTTGGAACTGTTATATGCCTTTAGTTTAACCAAAACCCCATCATCAGGGCACCCGCTATCTTCGGCGCTTACGAATCCCCACTTCCCGATCCACTTTGAATAATCCGGCTTAGAATCTTCCTGTTCGACAAACTTACGCAGTTCGTCAATCTTGTCTAACGCTTCCTGTTTGTTCATAAATCCTCCTAGTCGTTGGATAGGGTGATTGATCCAGTAAAATCCTTGAACTCGCCCATGCACCAATCTTCCGAAAAGCCGCCGGTGCCTTCGATCCCGGTATCCATAAGACAGATACCGCAACCCGGGGCGGTAAAATAGAAAATGCTTCCCTTCCACGGATTGTTAATGGCCCCCATGAGCTTGGGGTACTTCATTTCCGCCGGTCCGCCATTAGTAACTGTAACTTTCATTCCAAGGCCCTCCCGTGGCCTATCGCAATAGTAAAGGATTAAGGATTATTTGTCAAGGGCCATGATATAAGCATTTTCCACAAGTCATAGCAGTACATGGTTTAATGGTAAGTTCTTCCCATGGAATGCGTTCTCCATTTTCTAGTATAGCGTATGGTTTTGTATGCCTTTTGTTCCAGTCAATAGATTCGATGCTATGCGGTTTTTCTGGATTTCTATCGATGGCAAACCTGGCAGATAGCTTTATATAGCAAATCGTACCTACTGGCGCAACTTTCATAATTGAAACCATAAAGCATATTATGTTTATTGTCAAGGGGGCAAAATGTCGGAGGCTAGACTAGCAATCGTCGGCGGCGGGGTGACTAAAGACCGTGCCCCGTTCGATGACCCGAGCGTAGTTATTTGGAGTACCGCAAGCGTAGGGCTAGGCCTGAAGCGGTGTGACGTTATTTTCGAGTTGCACGATGGAGTATTCAAGCCCGAGGACTTGAACGCATTCGGCGGGAAGATTTTCATGCGCGAGATTCACGAGGATATCCCGTGCAGTGCGGCCTTCCCTATCGATGAGTTAGTCGAGACTTTTGGAAAGCGCTTCAACGGAACCGTTGCCATGATGCTAGCTTTTGCCCATATGTGCGGGTTTAAAAATATCGAGCTTTATGGAGTTGACTTTTCCAGCGATGACGAATACTCGCGGCGGAATATGTTCTATTGGCTCATGGGTTACTTATCCGCCTTAGGGGATAAAATCACGATATGCCCTGGCGGGTACATGAATGATACCTGCGCGACGTATATGTACGAGTTAGACGATCTTGAATACATAAGAGATATTCGATCGAGAATAAAGGAACAAATGAGGGATGATGAGAAAATGCTAGCCGCGTTGAAGGGGCGCGAGCAATACGCAAAGGGCGTGTTTGAAACTTTGAATCTAATCGAGAGGAGAAACTAGATGTCTGTTAAAACGGGATATGGTGTTGTAATCAAGCTTCTTTCTTGCGGGACTTGTTCATGCTCTAGCGGGGCCTTCACGCTTACCAATAATGCGTGTACTCTGCTTCCGTACATGGACACGTACACTTACGATGAGAGTATCGAGGCCATCGATGTTACTTCCTTCGGTGATTATCTGCGCCAGGAAGTAGATGGATTCCCGGCCTTCACGGTTTCCATGTCGGGCGGCCTTGATCTTAGCAATGCGGTACAGCTCGCGCTTGCTAATAACGCGACCTGCCATACCAATCGCAAGCCTAGGATTTTCAGTATTTACGACGGCGGAAAGACGCTCAAGGTTCGCGGAAGGATCACTAGCAACTCTCAGGGCTCTAGCGTGGGCGCTAAGTCTACTTTCAGCCTTGATCTTTCGCTCGCGAATCTTCCTAGCTGGACTTGATAATTTGATAAGGAGGCTATCAAATGACTAACGTAAACGATAACGAGATTTTTATTCCCACTACTCATGGCAATGCGGAAATAGAGAATCCGATCAAGTTCCATATTCGATTCTTGACGGCCGCAGAACAAAGCGAAATGCAGTTCCTCGAGTTTAGCTATTCCGAATCTAAGGGTAAGGTTAAGAGTATCGCGCGTTTTGACTTTAACTATATCTTCAAGCGCGGAGTAACTGAAATAGAAAACTGTAAATATGGAAAAACTGCTGAGGAGTTCATGGCGGCTCGCGGCCCGGGGTGGCTCGGCGAAATGCTTAAAGAAGTTTCCATGCACATCCGCGACGCGATGGAGATTGACGAAAAAAACTGACTAAGGCTTTCGGCGCATGGTATCGCGGATACTTCGACGGAAGCCGACCTATTCCCGCTTTGATGATTGTACCTACTAAAAATAAATTACTAAATGGCGATACGGGATACGAACTATCGAAAGACGATCTAAAACAATTAGATAATATCGAAACCGCGCTTTGCATACGCTTTTGGAATCGATGCAAAAAACATGGACATAAACCTTGGACTGAAATGACACCGCAACAGTTATCAGTTATTGAACTATTCGACGCACTATCGGCGAAGCTAGAAAAGGAGCCGCACTAATGGCCATAATTGACGAGCTACGCATCCTAGTTACCGCCGAAGTAGCGAAGGCTATCGCCGATCTCAATAAGACCGAACAGGCTACGAATAAAGCCGGGGCCGGGTTTAAGGATTTTGCTAAACAGGTAGCCGGATATACGACTGGGATGGGCCTCGCTGTCGATGCGACTAAAATAGTACTTTCTACTATAGGTCAGCTTGCGAAGGAATCGGTAGTCCTTGCGGCTGGGTTTGAAACCTCTCGAACCTCATGGGGCGTTTTGCTCGGGGACATGGAAGAGGGCGAACAAATGTTCGACCGAATCTTTGCCCTTGCGGCGAAGACGCCTCTTTCCTTTGAAGCGGTCGAGCAGGGCGCGAGAACGCTCGGTCAGTATGGCATTCAATCCGAAAAAATAATCCCCACAATTAAAATGCTCGGCGATATTTCGATGGGCAATGGGGAAAAACTTAGAAGCCTGTCGATTGCCTATGGTCAGGTTATGTCAACCGGCCGACTCATGGGCCAGGATTTGCTACAGCTTATTAACAATGGATTCAACCCTCTAAAAATCATTTCAGAAAAGACCGGAGAATCCATGGCCGATCTAAAAAGGAGAATGTCTGAGGGTGGTGTCTCTGCCGAAGAAGTTGCCGGAGCTTTTAAAATGGCCACTTCCGAAGGCGGCTTATTTTATAACATGATGGACAAAACCGCCGAGACTACGGCGGGCAAATGGTCTACGGCGCAGGATAATTTCAAGGCAGGACTGGCAGAACTCGGGAATACTGTTGTTCCCGCTGTAAATCTAGCACTAGATGGCTTCAATGTAATAATGGAGAAAATAGCGTCCAATGCGTCAAAAAAGGCGCTTGGTAATATAATATCAGAATCATTAAAGACCGGCATGATATCTATTGGAGAAGTCAAGGCGACGCTTGATTCTGCCGGGATGTCGTATGATGATTTTATCGAACAAGTAACTGCGGCAAGAGATGCCGTTTCGCATCAGATCATATATGGGGCAAAGGGAAAAGAATTAGAAAAATTACAGCAGGAAAGCGCGATACTTACTGGAATTATACTGAAAATTAAAGATAGAGCCGGGTATGAAAAAAGATTAGCAGAACAGGCCGAGAAAGACAAAAAAGCATTACAAAAAACAGCAGAGTCGGAGCAGAAACTAAAACAAGCACAAGATGATCTCAACATGGATACATGGTTACAAATGAATTACCGTGGATTCATGATGCTCGGAAAGGAAGCTCCAAAAACATTTGAGGAAATGAACGCAGCGGCTACTGCCTTCGCTAATAGTCTTTCGCTTGTGCAAAATGTTGGCCTTACACCATGGGACGAATCACAGTATTGGAATAGTCTAGGTAAAAGCGTAAATGACTATATTAGCGCGGTAGAAAAATTGGCGAGTGAAAAGGGATTATCCTTCGCCGACGCGGCTAAAGAATATAATGACGCAATAGATAAATCAATAGGAAAAACACAGGAACAAATCTCACTTGAACAACAGCTAAAGAATGTTGCCCTAGATGCCTACAAATCACTTGGAAATGCACTAGGCGAAGCTCTTATCAATGGTGAAGAAGGCTGGGAAGCCTTTGCCGATGCTGGTAAGGCTGCAATAGCTAGCGTGCTAGAGGCGTTCGCGGCGCAATGGGCGATTGAAGCTGTCGCCGCTTATGCGGCCGGAAATATACCGAGTGGCGTTGGTTATACCGCCGCCTCAGTTGCTGGTTACGCTGGTGCTGGTGCTATCCGTGCAATGGCAAACGGCGGAGAGTTCGACACTACAGGCCCGACAATGATGATGGTAGGCGAGGCTGGGCGCGAGCATGTTAGCGTGAGTCCTGCGAGTCGTGGCGGTAGCGGAGGTGCTACCGTTATTAACTATAATATCGCCGGATCGCTAGTATCCGAGCGTCAACTAAATCAGCGTATTAGGTCGGCTTCGACCGGGAGCAATAGATAATGGCCGCTTATACCAAAACTACTTATGCCAATGGAACGACTCCAGCACTTTCTGCCGCGAATCTAAATAACAATGAAGACTTCACGCAGGAATTGTCGGATGATAAATATACTGGCAACGGCGGCCAGCCTCCCTATCCAAAAATCAACAACGCACACACCTACTCGATAGGCGACACAAAACAATTCGCCCTCGCGGCCGGAACTGTTTTGTACCTTAGTGGCGATTCGGTAAATACTCATGCTGGGCAATATGACCTAATCGTGTATTACCAGGATGCAACGAGCGGAGTAGTATCCGCCGTCGATAGAGTCAAAGGCGA